TTTAGCCATTACTTCTTTTTCCTGTTACGTTTTCTTGCTTTTGCTTGTAGGTCTAAATCGTGCTTTTTAGAACCTCTCATAAAACTATTTACCCTTGCCATAGCCCAAGCCGCCATAGAGACACCTGGTCTAGAGCCACTGCCTAAATATGCACCTTGACCTCTACGATAAACTTTCTGTAAATCAGTGAGTGTATATTTTTTAGACTTGTTTGCTTTTGCTCTCAAAGCCTTTTTAGCAGTATCAGATATTTTCTTAGCCATTATGAACTCGCAACTGTTGTTCCATCAGTGACATATTTCCAAGCACCACCTATTGAATAGATAAGTTGAAATTTGTTTGCACCAGCACCATCTGTAGTCAAATATGCTACTAGACCGTCATCGCCTGAACCTGCGTTTGCAGGTAAGTTTGCGTATGCTGTTGGTGTCAATTTTATTGCACAAGGAAAAACTCCTGTCTTTGGTTCTAATATATATTGAAACTCTGTTGCTGTTCCAGACACTGTATTGTAACCACTAAGTTGAACGTGTGTGTTAAAATTGTTTGTATCTGTAACATTATCTGCTACCCACTTAATACCACCGCCAAGAACATCTGTCTTGTTCGCAGTATCAAATTTACCAAAAATACCTGCTGATTGATTTGCGGTAAGATTGTGTGAATTCGTAGAATAATCACTTTGAACCATCAAAGAAATTAAATCACTTCCGCCCTGTGATGAATCTGCTGTTCTTGTCAACAAATGTGAATCAAATGCAGTTCCGATTGATTGAATTTTAGGATCAGTTCCTTCTGCTGTGAAACTGCCTACAATGAGTTTTGATACATCTAGATTTGCACCAGAGTCGCTGTGTGCTAATCCTAATGTTGTAAAATTTGCGTCAAGTTCTGCGTGTGTCAACGCTGATCCCTTACCCGCTCTTGTTGTGATTGCCATATTTTTGCTCCTATTTTGTCATTCTGACAATATATGTTTTTTCCGATCCGCTTGTTGTATCAAACAAAACATAAACATTATCTCTGCTTTTGCCTTGAATGTATAAATTAGATCCAGAAACTAAACGATTGGTTTCATCACCTACTGCACGATAAATGTGTGTTGAAGAACCATCGTGTCTTCCTAATCTAAAGAAATAATAGTCAGAAGTGCTAGGATCTTGTTTATACACTGTATGACTACCTAATGCTTGTTTCAATATTAAATCATTTGACGCACTAATACTTGATTGGAAATCGTTTGCATCATTTTCTACCCAAGCGTTTGTTGATGTATTATAACGATACAAAAACGTCCCTAACAATAACCAACCAGTTGTATTTGCCTGTAACCAACTACCTATACCGTGATATACTGAAAAATATGAATTAAATGCAACATTACTTCCGCCCCAATAAGTTCTTGTTATTGATTGTTTTAACCCAAAGTTATCGGTTCCGCCTTCATTTTGATGATAAACATCAAATCTATTATTTGTTCCGTTTGCTATAGCAAAGTGTATTGTTCCATCTGCTAATCTACCAATAGAACCTCCCCAACATTCAGTTGTGCCACTTTGCATAACAGTTGTTCCATTTGATGTATTCAAATCAGTTGAATTTAATGTATCTACTCTTAATAGTTTCCATTCATTTGATCCAATTCTTGCTATCAATGTGTAAAATTTATTATTACTATCGTCATAATATGAATCTAGAACCTTTGTTATTGTTGACCAACCTAAATTATAATCTATAGTATTACTATCTGAACTAGGTATTGCAATGCCATCTAATGTTCCAAATGAATCTTGTGAACTTTGTGTTAGACCTGATGCTCTAAATCTGATTGACAGATTACTACCCACGTATTCAGAATTTGCAACAAATAAACTGTCTGCTTGATGAGTCGATGTTACCGCAGATTGTAATGTATTAAATTTACCGTTTTGAGCATTTTGTGCCAGTGTTAAATTATAATATCTATTTGATTGCCAATTAAAAAGTAAACTTGGATCAGGTGTAAAACTAGGATCTTTTGCTCTAATTGTTACACCACTTATTGACATATCATTGACTTTGTATGGTGCAAAGTAAACAGGATAATCATAATCTTGTTCTCCTAAAACAGCCCAATGTGATATCGATGTAACAAATCGTTTGCTTGAGTTAGAAAAAACTACAACGTTATTTGCTGTATTTGAGTCTGTAACTTGAATATCTGCACGTATTTCTGACCATTCACCTATGTTATCATACGCTGTAGATTCATCATTATGATAAGTTAAAATTTCATTTGTTTCATCTAATACTGCATCTGCTGTTCTATACACTAATCTATTTGTAAATTGGTGTGAAGTTCCATTTGATCCATTATCATTATTTTCATTACTATCATTCCAACTACGATTGTATGCAAATCCAGTTGTAATTGGCCCTACAACTGAAAGATTACTCCAGTTACCTGTGTATGTTACTCCTATAGTTGCTTCTGCAAAATTATAGTGGTCTTGTTCTGTATTTTCTGCATCTCTTGTAAGGTTGCTATCAGTAGTTGATATTGGCCCAAAGCCTCTTGCTCCATCGTATGAAACATTTCCAAATTGAGAACTGAATACAGGTATTGCAATTTCATTTACAGTCATAGAACCTGTATCTACTGCACCACTAGTGCCTGCTCTAAATAATTCATAACTTAATGTAAAATTACCTGTTCCTAATACTCTTAAAGATTGAACATAATCTGTAACTTGTGTTGGAGTTCCTGTAAATGAATAATTTGTTGATTCAGCAACATAACCATCTGCAACATAACCATCTGCAACATACTCATTCTCTTGTTGTAATACTGAACCTGCATATAAATCGTGTGTAGTAGGTATAACTATGTTAAGTGTATAATTTAATGAATATGATTCTGTGACACTCCAACTCGCTGAACTTGTTCCAGTCAATCCATACATACTTGCTATTGGACTTCCTGTTGTAGGAATAAATGCATTTAATGTGTTTACATAATATGCTTGTGATGGTAATGAAAGTTCTTTAAGTGCTGTCCCTTGATTAAAATTTGTTTGAATATCATAGTTTGGAAACCCTGTATTTGAACTATCATTGTTTCTAACTACTTTGTATTCTAGATAAAAAGGCCCACCTGAATAGTCAAAGTATGGAACCATTTGTAAATTTTGTAATGCAGTATTACATTGTGCTTTTGTTCCTACGATTGTTAAATCACCTGTTGCATTACCGTTACCTGAAACTGTTGCCCCGCCGTTTGAACTACAAGCGAAAGAGGCATTTGTTGCAGTCAATAATGAATTATCTGATGATAATTTCGCTCTTGCTGTAACTGTAAATGTAGCCGCACCTGCAAAAGAATTATCGTTTATTACTAACCCACTATCAAAGTTTTTTGTTTGGTCTTCGTTCCAGTTCAATGCTGAACCTTGTGTAAATGTTGTTTCATCTACTTGTGTTACTGTAAAATTCATAGGAATATTTGCAGTTGAATATGATGAACCAACTGTGCTATTTGCTTTTGTCATTACAAGATTACCAACAAATGTATCAAATTCATCTGTATCAAATGTAAACTGTAAACCATTTAATACATTATCCATTAAATTTGTCATACTAGTTGCAACTAAATCAATAAGACCTGTGCTTGAATTGTATGATACTGTTGCTGTTGGATGTGTTACTGTATTGACTATTGCTATGCCATCTGCGTCTAATTGCATTGTAAATGAAAGTGAATTTGTCTCTGGCATAGTAGATTCATTTGTTGTTGACAAATCACTGCTTGAACAACTAACTGTCAGTGTGCTATCTTCTGTAGTCGTTTGACTTGGTAAAGAACCTGATGTAGTAATATTATGTGGATGCCAAAATGTTTTTTGAACATATGACTTTGTTGGCCCATCTGAAATTGTAAAATATAAATCAAATGTTGTTTGATTTGAACCTCGTATGTAACGAATATTATCTAAAAATGCTTGTGATTCTGCAACTGAACCTGTAAATGAAAATCCTGTTGTTGATCCTACTGATGGTTTTTTGTCACCAATATAAACATTGTTTGTTCCTGAAAATGAACCATAATTTACTGATGATGTTGCAGAACCATTATAATCTCTAAAATTTGCGGCGACTGTAACATTTTCTGTATCTGAACCGTGTGATATCACACCTAAACTTAATTTTTCACCTGATGTTGCTGAACTTGTAAATTGTTGACCATTTGTAGGTTCTGTAGAGAAAAAAGGTCTTTGATTTGAAAATGTAGGTTGTGTTGGATCAAATGTAACAGTGTATGATTGAATAAGAGTATTACTTCCATTGTAAACTTTCAATGACATAACTGTGTCAGGTATAGCAACTGTATCAGCAGGTTCTTCTTGAGAATAACTTCCGCTAGTATTGTTTGCTTTTTCTAATGTAGGTGTCCAACCTCTTATTGAAGGATAATCAGGTGGGAAAAACGAAAGTGTATCTAATACTGCATCTACATCACTACGATTTCCTGAACAACTCCATTCTTCAACATCTGAATTATATGATGCTACCGCTGTTCCTGAACTCGGTGTTGAAATATGTCCAGTTGCATCCATATGAGTGCCAACATTGAAAGTGATTATTACTTTTACTGTATCTGTTGCGTTTGGAAAATCACTGCTAAGTGCAGTTGCGATTTCACTTGAACCATATCCAAAACTCGTCTCCTGGAAAGGTGTATATGTTACTGTTTTACCTAAAGCCATTAATTATCTCCGTTAGACGGTGTTTGCCCATATTCTTGTATATTTATCCGGGTCGTGTTTATGCGCCGTCACAGCATAAATCCCGTCTTCTGACTCCTCAATCGCTACTACACGATAGTTTCCGTATAACGTTCCTGAGTAAGTATTGAATACTGCGCCATTAATGTATCCGTGTGAGCCAGACATTGTTGCTGTTGTTCCTGATACTGTTCCTGTTCTAACAACGCCTGTTTGATCCATAACTGCTATTGAACCAGACCCTGCATTTCTGTCTAACGTAAGAGTATCACCTGCTACTGAAGAAACTCTACCACCAATAGTTTGTGTATCTACTTTTAGTGTGTCATTAACTAATATTAAGTCTCCTGGTAATACATCATAATGGTCAAAACCTGCGATGTAAGTAATTGTTTCTGAATTTGCTTGTTCTGTTTCAAACATCCAAGCACCGTGCCATAATGCTTGTTGTTTGCTTGTGCAACCTGTAAGTTCAATGCTTGTTTCTCTTTCACCAAACTTAGCAATACTTGTTGCGTTTCTGTATTGAACTTCTTCTACTCTAAAATAGTTGTCTGGGTTATTCCATTTAACATTAATAACGTTAAAGATATTATCTACTGAACCACCTTGATAAACTATTTCTGCGGCATTTGTTTGATTGACTAGTTTTTTAATTGTTGGTGTATATGAACCAAACGCAAATGATTGACCGTCATAGAATAATCTTGGATTACCATTCAAGTAAACAAATTTAGCAAAGAATGAATCTGCAATTTTTTGTAGTGCTTCATATTTTGATTCTGCACCATAAAACAAACCATTAAATCTTGCCGCTGTTTGTAATGAACTGCCTGTTGGGTTCTGGTCACACCATAGTGCCGCATTGTAAATATCTGCATACAATCTTTCTTTTTGGTCTGCATCTAATACAATATCATTACCTAACCCAAAAGTTGTATTTGTAAGATAATCAAAGAATACCCAAGAAGGATTGTTTGACCAACCTTTTGCTGATGAATAACCTGCTGATTTCCAGGCAGTAAATGATGTTGAGTTACCTGATCCTGGTTCTTCTATTTGGTCTCTACCTCCAATGAAGAAACCTAATTCACTTAAATCAGTTTCGCCATCACCTTGTGCAGGTCTGTATTTTACTTGTGCAAATGAAACATCACTTGCTGATAATGTATTTGTAAATGCTAGTGCAGGAATAAATTTTGCTAGTAAATTCTTTGTAGTTTGTTTAGGTTGAGTAATACGATTTGGTGATACACCTCCTGCAATCTGTGATATAGTTGTTGCGAGTAACGGTGATAAAGCACCGTTTGTTGGTTGAATACCATTATAACTATCACCTAAGCCTTGTGGGCCTGTAACTGTAACTACGTTAGATGAGCGTGTTGCTGTAAAATCAGGAACACCTGTTGTGTAACTATTGATTGCTACTTTGATTTGTTCTGCTATTTCACTAGTTGTGCCACTCGCTGTAATTGTATTCATAATAAGTTTATTACGAACTAAACATTTAAATTTACCTGAAGTGCCTGTAACTGTGATTGTAAATGAAGGTGCCGCATAATCTGTCACTGCTTCTGAACGAATAAATCTTGAACTTGTATTTGACCCTGCTTGTGATTGAATATTAAATGTAATTGTAACATCACCTGTATTTGCAGTAGTAGAAAAGAATTTTAGACCTGTGTTTAGTGTAGTTTGTAAATCTGCAATTACACCTATAAGTGTCATACTTGATGTATTTCTATTACTTGCTGTAACACCTGATGTAAGTGTAGTAATATCTACTGAACCTTTATCTACTGTTATAATCAAAGTATTATTTGCTAAAGAGTCTGCGTTTGTAACTGATACTGCAGGTAATGTAACTGTATCAGCAACACCGTTTGCTGAATATGAACTATCACGTGCCATTTCTACACTTGGAACATCTGGTGCATTTGGAACTGTAACAGAACCTTGTGTTCCTGAAGAACCAGTAGAACCTGTTGATCCTGTTGATCCTGTGTTACCAGAACCTCCAGCACTTCCTGTAGATGATGGATCTAAAACAAGCAATGGTGTTGGTGGGGATGTTGTTGAATATGTGCCAGACAATACATCTTCATAACATCTTTTTTGTTCTAATGAAAATGTCTCTGTTTCTTCATCACCAGCAAAAACTCCGAACCCGTGATCCGGTGCAAATTGATTGAAAGGATCTGTGTTTGATGATGCAACTGAATATCGTGCATCAAAATCTGTTAAAGGATCACATACATCTATTGCGTGTAAATATGCGTTTGTTGAAATATCAAATTCGTCATTTGTTTTGTTATCGAACCAAGCATATACTTTTATTGTATTTGCCGCTTTAACTATTTGGTCAGGGTATGCAGTTAAGTAGTCACTTAATGTAAAATCTTTAAAATTAAATTTTTCTAATTCTGTTGCGTTACAGTCATTTGTAGTCCCATCGATTGAACCTATTTGTTGAGTTCCTGCATTTGTTCCTGTGACTATTGCACCTGAACCTGCGTTCATTGAACTCAAAGCAAAAGATTTTGTATGTTTATAACCACCATTCTTTAAGAAAGATATTGAATAACTTGTTTCGTGTAAAACAAATTCTCTACCACAGATGGTTGTTGTTAAAACAATGTTTACATCAACTTCACCGTTTGCTCTTGTTTTAGTTGTTGCACTTTGTCCGTCTGGTGCTACTGTAACACTTGGTGTTAAACAATTTAAATTACCTGAATTTGAAATAGGTCTTTCTGTTCCACATAATGTAATTGTTCCGTCAACTGTTGTTGTCGTTGTAGTGAGTTCTTTGTATATCCCATCTGGAAAGAATGTAGTAACATTGATTGAATCAATCGCTTCATCTACATCTGCAAAATCTATGTCTGTAGAAAAATAAGGTGTAGTTTCATCTAATCTTCTTAATGGTGCACCTTTACCTGTAACAACTGTAGTTCCTACTGATGGTGGTGCAGTAATAGTTGTAGTAGTTTTAGTTGTGCCTGTTGTTTCAATATGAGCAGGTGGGGGATTGTGTTGTGTATATTTTAGTCCTCCAGAACTTGGGCCTACGCCTCCAGTTCCTCCAGAACCTCCAGTTCCACCGTCACCCCCATCACCGCCGTCTCCTCCAGCACCACCGTCATATGTTGCGCCTACTTCATTAAGTAATGAGTTAAATGATTTTGCTTCCCATCTGCCTGCACTATTATTCCAATAAAGAACATAGCGTTCTCCCTTTGCGGCTTGAACATCACCTAAATCGTTTAATAATTTTTGGTCTGTTGGATCATTGACTGCTTCAATCTTTACACCATCTGCTTCTTCTACAAGTAATGGATTGAAGTCTGTAATTGTTGCAGTCTGTTTAGATGTTGTGCCATCACCCTTTGTTATTTCAAATTTAATATCTTTAAAGTTTGCTACATTTGTATTTGGATCAATAACAAATGAATCATTGATAACAACTTGTTTTAAATGTTCTGTGCTATCACCTGTAAAGAATGATACTTGATTATCGTTTAATCTTTTTGCAACACCTATAATAGAACCTTCTGAAATAGGCATTCTAATTTCTTGTGTAACAAACTCTGCATCTACTTCACTTGGTTTTTGTCCTAAATCAAACTGTGTGTTTGACATACCAACGTGACCGTAAATAACTGGAATAACACCTGGTTCTACTTGTTGCCCCATATCTACACCTTCGTGTGCTTTTGGTTTTTGACCTAGTATTGATTTTAGAATAGTTGATATGATTGCAGGAGCACCTTTTTGTTTAACAAAGTTTCCAATCTGTGATTGTTGAATTTGTTGTGCTACTTTTGTTTTAACAAACTGATTTAAGTTAAAGTTAAAGTTAAACTTCATATTATATCTCCAACTTTCTGGCACTTGGTTTGTTGCCATTCTCTGTTCCTAAACTAGGAGTAAGAGTAAACATTATTTGTGATGGGGAAAGTTCATCTACAGATTTTACAAAATATGTTTGTGGATCAATAAGTGTTGGCGTGTTAAAAAATAATCTCATTCTTTTTAATTTTAACCCACGATAATCTACCATTGTAAAACCTGAAGTTGCACTTGCCCATCCTGATATTTGCCATAAGTCGTGTGCCGCTATTCTTAGTTGTGGCTCAGAAACTTGACCTGTCAAATCTGAACGTAAATTACTTAAACTAAAATCAATCCATTCGAATGTATGTTCTATACCGTCAGTCCAGGTAATGTCTAATTTTTCATATGTGCCAGTTTCGTTTTCTTGTGTATTTGCAATATACACTTTGCTACTGCCACCAATAGATGTAAAGTCAAACTCCATAAGTTGACCAATAGATTGTGTAACTAAACTTTGTGATTGTATTTCAGGAGTAGAACTCATAAATCAAATACCTCAATCATACTTGCTGTCACTGTTCGTCTTTCATTGTCTGCCATTTGAACATCAAAACTTTCTAAGTAAAACTGACCTGAAGTTCTTAACAACTCGTTTGCTGAGATATCTATTTTGTCTGCATCTTGTAATCTTGCTTCATAGAATAATATTAAAGCCGCGGCTTGTGTTGCATTTAAATTGTCGTGTCTAACTGATATTGAACGTCTTTGATAGTTGATGCCTAAAGGTGTTCTTTGTATGTAACCATCACCGAACTCTACTAGTCTATGTCTTGGTGTTGCTTGATAATTTGTATTAATAGATAACTGTGTTTGATATGGTAATGTTGCCATTATACTAACCCTCCAAATGCTGTGTTTCTTCTAAGGACATTGTGTGCAACTTGTAAAGCAACTCCTTCAACATATTGTCTCATTTGTTGTTGTTCAAATTGTCCAGAACCACCTGCATTTATACCTGAGATATTAAAGTTCATAGTTGAGTTTGCTGTGTTGCCTCCAGGCGCAAACTGTTGAACATTGTTCATACCTTCAACTGCTTTTTTAACTGGATTAACCATTGTGTCTGGTAATTGTGAAAGGTGTTTATCAACACCTGATATTAAATCTGGAATAATTGAATTACCTATCCAGTAATCATAAACTTCATCACCATAACCTTTAACTGCATCTGCCCAACCACTAACAGTATCACCTGCTTTTGTAAAGCCACCTTTGATTGCTCCTGCTGTGTTTGAACTAAACTCTTTTACTTTGTTGATACCTGCACCTATGAAGTCAATCATACTTTGTATCTTGTCAATAACTGTTCCAATAGTTCCAATTACTAATTCAAATGCTGGTATAACAATTTCAGTCATAACTGTTGCTATGCCTTCAAATGCTGATTGTGCCAATGGTGCTATGTTTTCTGCTAATGGAGATAATGCTTCTGCAATTTTTATTAAAACATCAAATGCTAATGAGAATGCTGGAACAAGAATGTCAGTAAAGATAGTTCCTAATAATTCAAATATTGGTTGTGCTTTTTCCATACCTGAAGAAAGTGATGCAATGCCGTCAACCACAAAAGTTACTGCTTGACCTAATTTTTCTCCAAGTGCCATTGCTAAGTCTTCATTGTTAACAATAAAGTCTGTCATTCTTTGTGCGGCTTGGTTAATAGCATCTGATAACCCACCTTCACCAACTGCAATTAAGGCATTGTTAAATGCAATGCCTAAGTTAGACATTGATACTGATAAGTTCTTTGATGCTTTATCCATACCACCACCAAAGTTCTCATCAAGACCTTCAAGTAATGCTTCTTTAAGTTTTGCGGCACCTTCTGCTGTTTTACCAAACTCTGAAATCTCTAAACGAGTCAAGCCTAGTTTTTCTTCAAAGATTTTGAATACAGGAATACCTCTATCAGCAAGACGGTTTAGTTCTTCTAGACCTAAACCACCTGCTGTAGTTCTTGAGAACAAATCTGTAACGGCAGTTAATGACCCGATACGGTCAGTTGTAACAGAAGCCATATCACCGAACGTTGTTAAAAGTTTTTCGGTTGGTTCAATACCTGATGCTTTTAGTTTGATGAATGTTTCTGTTAATGTTTCGATATCAAAAGGAGTTCTTGTTGCAAAATCATTAATAAATTTAAATGCATCATCAGCCCCTTTTGCTGAACCTGTAACTGTTTCAAGAGTCGTCTTTAAGTCCTCTGCACGTGAACTTGCATCTACGACCGACTTTGTAAATGCGGTGAGACCACCTATTGTGATAGCACCTGCTAATAAACCTTTTAGTTTTCCAAACGAGCCTGATGTTTTGTTGATTGACTTATCAACTTTTTTAAACTCTTTATCAAGTTTGCCCACCTTTTTATTCAGTGGATTCATTGACCTAGAAATACTATCTAGTTTACTAGTCGCTTTGTCGAGGGCTTTAATTTCAATTTCAATACTTGTGTTTGCCATTTTTCTGCTTACTCCGTTTATCTTTTAATTTAAAATACTCAGCCCATCCGATGTATTCCGATGCTGACATTTCAAGTATCTCGTCAACAGACTTGTGCAGAACTTCTGCTAACTGATACAGGAAATATGTATCAGCATCGGTTACTAGTTTTTTGCTACTTCATCCGCAGTTGGTTCTGTGTTCAGAATATGTGTAGCAATACGTGTAACAACTTCTGGATCTACATTGTTCATCAAATCAAATTTGTCTGCTCCAACGAACATATGTTTTCCGTCTTCTGTTAAAGCACGTTGTATAAGAACTTGTGCCAATGCTTCCGCTACTTTATTTTCACGGTGCAAAGCAACAACTTCTTCAGTTTGCTTTAGTGTTGCACTAGACTTAAAGTAGATTTTTGTTTCCCATTCAGGACAATCTACCCATTCTAGTTTGTCTGTTAATCTAGTTTTAAAATGCTTTTTAGCATCATTGATTACGCTCATTATTTTACCTCACTGATGTTATGATATTGTTTCAGTTAAGGCACCTGTTCCTGTTACTTCAAAAGTAACTGTTACTAAATCTGCTACACCAACTTCTACTGATTTTGAAGTTACGATACAACCACCGCTGTATTGAACTTGAGTAGATGAACCGTCATCAACCAACACTGTTAATGTGATTTCTGAACCTGTTGTCACCGCTGTATCAGTATCATCAAATACTGCTTCAACTGTGCCACTCCAAGATTTCAATGAACCTACGAATGTTTTGTAACCTGCGTTACCCATTGCTGTAGTTTCAAGTGTATCTGCTTCTTCATTAATTGTGAAAGAAGTAATGTTTGCAAGATTGTTCAAACCTGCTGAGATTGAACCGTCTTTTCCTTTTAGAACTGCCATTGTTTGCTCCTATTACTGTTATTTGTCTAAATCACCTTTAGGGTGAATGTATTCTACTCGCACGACTACTTGAATCGCACCTAATGGAAAGATAACACCTTCATCAGTGTTAACTTCTGACACCGTAGTATCTACGGCGTATCCATTTCGTTTTGTATCTTCATACAACTTTGTTTCAATGTCATCTAACAGTTTGTTTCTGGCAGTATCTAAATACTTTCCTTTCACAAACCCTGTTAAAATATACTCAATAGTTCCTTGTCTTTGAGCCTTCATTGCGATATCAGTTTTTAATTCTGATCCACTTTGAACTAAGACTGCAGGAACTTGAGCATCACTAAGTTCATCTGGTTCAAAAACATCACGTGTAACAAATCTAACAGATTTAATTTCTTTTAACTCTGAAACGATGTTCTTTGCAATATTTTCTCTATAACTAGTTTTGCTCATCTCAAGTCTCTTTCTAACTGTCGTTTGAAAGCATCAACAATGAATTTTTCTTCTTGAGGGCGAACTCCAATAAACGGTCTTGTTTTTTGGTTATGTTCTGCCTTCATTGCTTCTTGCCTTCTTTTAAAGCCCACAATAACTGCATTGCGACCTTTCTTTTCAACATCTAGGTTTGATAGCATCCTACCTGAAAAATTTAGGTCTGGTCTAGTGCCTCGACCGTTTTTCTTACGAAACTCCTCATATCCTTTAGAGTATCGTTTGAATGCTCCTCTCAACCCCACTCCACGTGATGTTCTATCTAAGATAGTCTCACGCATTTTCTCTCCACTTCTATTTAGAGCCTTTGGAATTGACCTCTGTAGGTCAGCCTTATAACTCTTAATAAAGTTCTTAAAGTTTCTGGCATTGATAGTAATCTTTGCCATTAACGAATAATCCTTCTTGTATGAAATGGTTGTCTCTCAGTATTTTCTACTGTGCCATCATTGTCAAAATCATAATCTACACCATCACGTAAAATTGAATTAAATTCTTCTTCAAATTTTTTACGATAGTGCATCATCATAACTTGAAACTTATCTTCATTTCCTTCTGCATTCCATTTCGTCAACATAGGTAGAGCGTATTCTGAAAGAACACGATACACTGCACAACGAGTAAATTGAGATTCAGTAAGGCGAGAATTGTCCATTTCTAAACTAGGTAGTGAACGAGAAATATCATAGTTTGTAACATTACGTGAACGAACCCACCATTCATCACGCAATCTACGTAAAATATCATCACGTGCTTTTGCGTGTTCATCGGTAAATTCATCTATACCGTATGTTAAAATATCTGGCTGATATTTAATCAAATCAGCGTCAGTTGACATTGCCATTGTGCGTTCTCCTAGTAGCGTTTATGAGAGGGGATTGCTCCCCTCTCTATTTCGGTTGTTTAATTCAGATTACTGAATTGAAGAGTCAAAGTGCATTTCAACTCCATAAGAGTCGAAGATTTCACCGTGACCGTATACAGCCGTTGCTACTACTTCATCTGCACGTAAAGATGCATCCCTTTGTCTTTCAATGTTGATGTCTTGCATCATTGCTAGACCTAGAGCATCTCTGTGGAATACTGCGCCTTTGTAGTCACCTGTTGTGCCTGTGTTAGACATATTTGACGATTCAAAAATTGGCACGCCCGCTAGTGTTCCAGCGTAACCAGAACGTAGGGCCTCCGTTTGAAACTCACCGCCGCCGTATGCATTTGTGCCGATTGCCGCTTTAAGGTCGTATGCTACCATTGGGTGTAGAACACACGCTAAGTCAGAAGCAGGGACACCTGCCGCACGTAGATTTGCTACTGCTTGGAAAATGCTGTTTACTGTGATTGCACCTGTGCCATCACCAACTGCTGTTGAGAAGTTGTCAAAGTTACCCATTAAATCTGAGTCTATCTTTTTTGCAATCCCTTCCCCAAACAATTTTCCTAAATCGGCAATAACGTTAGAAGCCGAAGTTCTGATTGCTAGGTCAGTAACAGTTGTCATTACACCTACTTCTGAAACAGTCAGTGTTGCACCGCCTGTTGAGATTTCAGTGTTTGCTAAGTCAGTTCCTTCTGCAACTGCCGCCGCTGATACTGTTGGGTATGTAGGAACCACGATTGATTTACCACTGTTTAGTGGCATTGTAAAGTTTTTTACAAGCCCACGCATAATTGATTTTTCGTTTGCTTGGAACATTGCTTCTGCTACGATTTGTGGCAAAAGGTCGTTCAGGGTTGTTGTTGTTGATTCATTAGCCATTGTAATTCTCCTATACTGTTGGCGTTATTAAATTTACATTCCTTGCTTAGTTCGCCATTCTTTGTATTTGGCTCTATCAGCAGGACTGCTCATATCTAATTTTGTTACATCCATTTCTGGTGCAACATCGCCTCCGACTTTTGATTGTGACCCTGTGCCTGGAGCACTTGGAGCCGCAAAGTGCGGGTTCTTAGTAATGAAATCTTTGACCAAGTCTTTAACTTTCATTGCTGAACCGTTATCTAAGTATGCAGGTGTTCCTGTTTCATCTAGAACTTCTGCTTCACCTTGTTCGTTCAAACGAACTCGATTCTTTAACAAGTCTGCGACCTGACTAGGAGCAATCGCTTTAAGTGACGCCGCACTATCTAATAATGCTCCATCTACTTTTTCTCGCTTCAACGTGCCTTCTAACTCGGAAATTTTTGAACTAAACTTTTCAGCCTGTTCTTTTAAAACTTTCTCAAATTCACCACGTTGTTTTTGTTGCTCGACTTTTCGTTCTTCTTCTTGATTCTGCCAATTCTTGTATTGTTCAACATCGATACCATCAAACTTTTTACGTTCTCTAGCAACTCTATCTGCTACAATACGATTGACTTCTTCTTGAGAGAAGCCCTTATTTTCATTACTATCCAGAGAATTCGTTGGTTCTGTAGTCTCCGTTACTACATTTTCTACCTGATTATCTTCAGTCATTATTGCCTCCATTGAGTGAAACCTACTATAATAGTAGTGTATGATTGTATTTATGCTTTTTGTTTGGAAGATAAATTGGGTCAATGTATTGACTATTTGACGAATCACCGCTATAAAGATTGTGTGTTAAGCAAAAAGGAGAACACAATGACTTATGAAACAATAACAGAAGAAACTTTGGTAAATTTGGTAAATTGGTGCTATGAAATGCGAGGAGAAATTGAATTCTGTTTAGTAGATGTGCTTTCAAGTCCGGCAACTATGCAGATAATCAATAATTGGCATTCTGTTTACAATTAAACACTTAAAAAGAGCAGTATTCTACTGCTCTTTCTTTCGGTCAAAAACTTGACAGATTCACGAATCGTGTTATAGTAATTACATAATCAAGAGAAAGGAACTAAAATGCAAAAAGAATTTTGGAATCTAGTGAATGAAGGTGTTGTTGAAGTATTGTGTGAGCCTGCTTGTATTGATGCTTTGAATGACACTCCTGATATGGACTTGAATGAGTTCATTGATGAAGCAGTAGATATGGGTTGGATAAACTTGACAAAATAGCGAATCGTGTTATAGTAATTACATAATCAAGAGAAAGGAACTAAAATGACTAAAGAAGAAAATCAATTTGAAACAATTCCCGAGGTGGTCGATGCGATCCGTCAAGCGATAACAAACGGGCTTGTTGATTCCGGTGTTTTTTCTAGAACTAAATTAGAAAATCTTAATGATAATGATTTCGGTAAGGTTCTTGCTACAACAAATATTCCTACATTAAATGACACGGAACTAAGTGATTATGCTATATTATTTGATGATACGGCTCATATGGATTGTTAAATTTTCATATACTACAGGTAGAATTACATAATCAAGAGAAAGGAACTAAAATGACTTATATTACAACAAACAACCTTTTTGGTTTTCATCAATTTTCATTTAGCCAATATGATGATGATATTCATAATTGGACTGCTATTGAAATCAATGGTGATAAACTTCCTTCTAAATCAGACGATGAAGAAATTACAATCGTATTCAATGAAACTACTTTCAGTAATTTGGCGTGGTATCAACCACAAACAGATGTGCTACAAGAGTGTTACAATGAAGCGGTAGAACCACTTGCTAAAAAATTTGGGTTAAGTGCCCTTCATATCAGTATTGAACCAAATGAATATGGAGCAGTTATGTTGGCGTTTATGGCACCTATTGACGAAAAACAAAAACTAGTTGCCTTAATTTCAGAGTTACGTGAAAACATCTACGAAACAATGAGTGAATACGGTAACTATGATGAGATGGCTATGGCTTCAGCGGATATGACAGATTGTTATATTAAAGATTTTGACACCGCAGAAAAATACGTAGAACATATGAAGTATTGTTGTTCTATTCTTAACTATTCTTGGGATGAATCAGACGTAGAATATTATAAAGATATCTATAAAGAAGCGGCGTAAAAACTTGACAGATTAGCGAATCGTGTTATAGTAATTACATAATCAAAAGAGAGGACAAAAGATGAATCACGATACAAAATACAAAAAAATAATCAGCGGTGTTGATTGTGTGTTATGGTCAGATAATTATGGTAGTTGGATTACAAAGAAGGATCAATCTGACTTCACTGAAAACGAAACACAATCAGTGATTGATTGTTATGGCGAACCTTATAAACATCATTCACATAGCCTTGAATATATCTATGGCTTTATTGATTATAAAATTTATGATAGAAATATGAACGAAAAATTAGAGGAGACAGCGTAATGAACCATATGGAAATCAAACTCACTGGAACAGAACTAGACGGTGTTCGTATGTATGATTCTAACTATGACAACAGCCTAGAAGTTTTCACATACGAGATTGGCAAATACTTTGACTATATGGATGATTGGTATTTGATAAGTGATACTCTACATATCTACTACACTGGAAAATCAGTAAATCAAGCGGCAGTTATGTCACGTATCAAAACTTTGGTATCTTGGATAAATGTAGAGGAGACAGCGTAATGAACACAATAAGTCAGCACTTCAGTGATCCAAATAACCGTATGATTGCTCATATGTTTGCAACCATGCCGAAAGGTGTAAAGTTTATATATGGTGATTATGCAAATTACAAGTTTGAATATTCTATTCCTGAAGAACAGGTGCACGATTGGTTAGATGCAGTATTAAACAGGTCAAAAACTTGACAAAATAGCGAATCGTGTTATAGTAATTACATAATCAAGAGAAAGGAACTAAAATGACTAAGAAACTAAAAGGTAAAGCAAAAGCAAAAGCCAGAGCAAAAGCCTTTAAGGCTCAACAAGCACAAACAAAATCTACAACTAAAATGTCAAATGGTTTGTGGGTAGAAAAAGGTGATGAAAATCTT